AAGTCGTCAATAAAACCTTTGACTACATGCTTTTAGTTGATACTGAATGTATGTCTATTGCATGTGTAGATTGGGATACGGTAGAAAAGCGTATTTACTATACCCCTAAGTCTCCCTGTGCAAAGGTCAAGTTTCTCCCTGGAGACTTTACCATGCTTGCCAAAGACATTAAACCTGCAGAGAAAAAGATTACCTCTGCCGAAATCCTTGACAATCTTCAGGAGATTCTGTGATGAAAGCGTACAAGACACCTCTCCGTTATCCTGGTGGCAAGTCCCGTGCTTGTACCAAGATGGATCAATACTTTCCTGATCTTCGGGAGTATGATGAGTATCGTGAACCATTTCTCGGTGGTGGCAGTGTAGCAATTCATGTCACTAAGAAGTATCCGACTGTCAAGGTTTGGGTAAATGACCTATATGAACCTCTGGTAAACTTCTGGAAGACTCTGCAGAGTGATGGGCAGAAGATGCGTGATGAACTTAATCAGTTGAAGTATCGTCATCCTGAACCAGTATCTGCAAAGCAATTGTTCTTGGAAGCAAAGGAGTATTTGAATCATGAAACCAAACGGACTGAACCCTTTCATCGTGCCGTTAGTTTTTACATTATTAACAAGTGCTCTTTTTCTGGTCTCACTGAGTCCTCATCCTTTTCTGCCCAGGCATCTGATTCAAACTTCTCAATGCGAGGAATAGATAAACTGCCTGGTTACTCTGAAATCATTAAGAACTGGGAAATCACCAATCTTTCCTACGACAAACTTTTGGATGAAGGTTCGGAGAAAACCGCTTTCATTTATTTGGATCCTCCTTATGACATCAAAGATAATCTCTACGGTAAAAAGGGAGCTATGCACAAGGGATTCGATCATGATCGTTTTGCCTCAGATTGTGATTCTTGCTCTATGGATTGCCTTATCAGTTACAATGCCGACCAGTTGGTTAAAGACCGATTCAAAGAATGGAACGCAGGAGAGTTTGACCTCACCTACACAATGCGCTCCGTAGGTGAGTACATGCGCGATCAAAAACAACGTAAAGAACTTCTACTTTTTAACTATGGACTTAAAGGACTGGCTGAACTCAATCAATCAGACCAAAAAGAATTTGCTTGATGAAGACCCTACTCTTGAAAAAGAGTATCCTCCATACATTGTCAACCGTTGTTTTTCTGGTCATTTGGACTGCATTATGTTTGCGAATGAGATGAACATTCACAACAGCATTCCGAAGAAAATGCAATATGATTTTTATCTAAATAGTCTGAGGAAAAAGAAGAGGTTTTCTCCCTGGCTCCGACAAGATAAGATCAAAGACCTTGATTATGTCAAACGTTATTATGGTTATAGTAATGAGAAGGCAAAGCAAGCACTACGGATCTTGACAAAAGAACAACTTACATTTATTAAATCAAAATTTGATACTGGAGGAACAAGATGAGTGTCGTTCAAGAACCTGAAGTGAAGTGGTCGCCCGAACAAATGGTTGAAGTGGTTCTTGGAGAACCTGATGACTTTTTGAAAGTGCGTGAAACTCTGACTCGCATTGGAGTCGCTTCTAGGAAAGAGAAAAAGATTTATCAATCATGCCATATTCTGCATAAGCAGGGCAGATACTACTTAGTTCATTTTAAGGAGTTGTTTGCCCTTGATGGTAAACATGCCAACTTGACGCTGAATGATGTACAGCGTCGTAATCGTATCGCACAACTCTTGGCAGACTGGGGTCTGGTAGAGATTGTAGATACTGATAAAATTCAACAGATTGCTCCGTTGAATCAAATTAAAGTGTTGGCATACAAAGATAAGCAAGATTGGATTCTTGAGACCAAGTATAATATTGGTTCTAAAAAGAAAAAAGTTGAAGAAACAGGAGATTAATTATGGCTTCATTTAGTGCTTTTCCCGTCCCTCTTGAAATTATTACTGGTGAGGATTGTTATAAGTTCACTGATGACGAGATTAAAGCAATTGAATCATTAGACTACTATACGATGCAGTCTACATCAGTATCAACTTGTTATGATATTCTGGATCAGGATGCATTTTTGAATATCAGAAAATTCATTGAATCTGGAATTGAGAAATATGTGAGAGACACTTTAAAAATTGATAAAAAAATTTCATTTAGAATTACTACTTCATGGGTTAATCGTGAATTTGATGGACAATTTCAAGAACCAAAAACTCGTGTAAATTCTTTAATTGGTGGAGTTCTTGAAGTTACTCAAGGAAATGAATTAATTTTTACCGAGGGATCTAGACATCGATTTGACACTTGGTCACTTGATTATACAGAACTTAATCAGTTTAATTCCTCTTTTGGAACTTTTACTTCAGATGCAGGTACTTTAATTTTGTTTCCATCTACGATGAAAAATTTTGTTCCTAAATTTGAAAAAAGTGAGGAAGTTTCTGAAAGATACTCAATTTCTTTTAATGTATTTTTTGATGATGCAGTGTTAAAAATGGATACACCATCTGAACTCTGTATCTAATAAAGGGGCGAAAAAGAAAAAAGTGGAAGTAACTGAATAAAAAGATACGGGGTTCACTACCCCGTTTTTTTATGATATAATATAAATAAGTGTGATTGCCTTCGGGGATCACACAACATAAACTCGCTTTTAAAGGAGCTAATAACCATGGGGAACTTAATGAAGTTTCACACGAAGGATCTGCCTGAGCTGATGGATCGTATAAATAGGTACAGTATTGGCATGGACGATTACTTTGCCCGCCTCTCAACCCTACATGAGACGCAAAGTAACTACCCACCATACAACCTAGTTCAACTAAGCAACGTAGAATACCGCTTAGAACTAGCTCTCGCAGGATTTAAAAAAGAAGAAATTAATGTCTACACACAAGACAGTAAACTCTTCGTCGAAGGACGAAGGGATGATACTGAACCCGCCGCAGAATACCTCCATAGAGGAATGGCTCAACGATCTTTCACCAGAACTTGGAATCTATCAGATCAGACGGAAGTTAGATCAGTTACATTTGAGGATGGGTTACTTTCGGTAACTCTTGGTAAGGTAGTGCCAGAACATCATCAAAGGAAGGATTATCTATAAATCCTGACTGATTTCTGCTGTGGTTGATACAGAAGTGTATCATAGTGATACAGTATAATATAGATAGTTATGTACAATTAGGAGGACGACTATGAACTTAACAGCCGCCACTCTTCTCATTGGAACCACGATGACTCTTTTTAGCAGTTGGACCCTCGGCAGTGTACTACCCTAATGGTCCACCCTAAATAAAACTGAATATCGTCGCCGCAGGGGGCAACTGGCAAAATCCAGTTGATTCCCCTCTTTTTTTGTGTTAAAATAGGGTTGACTATTTTTATACAATATGCTATGCCCTGGTTGAGTCTAGCAATCTTATTTCCAATTGCGTGTGCGTTGTTCATTCCTCTGCTTCCAGATGGGAACAAGGTAGTTAAGTGGTATTCACTTGGCGTCACACTAATTACTTTTCTGATTACTGTTGCAGGATATCTTAATGGGTATGATCCTGATGTCAGCAGTCTTCAGATGGCGGAGAAATATACATGGGTTCCACAACTAGGTCTTTCCTGGTCTGTAGGGGCAGATGGTCTTTCAATGCCTCTCATTCTGCTTTCTAGTTTCATTACAAGTCTGGCGGCACTCGCTGCTTGGCCAGTTACATTTAAACCAAAACTGTTCTATTTCCTACTCCTTCTGATGGATGGTGGGCAGATTATGGTCTTTGCAGTACAGGATCTCATTCTCTTCTTCCTGTCTTGGGAACTTGAACTTGTTCCTGTGTATCTGATGATTTCTATCTGGGGTGGTAAGAAACGCCAGTATGCTTCTACAAAGTTCATTCTATACACTGCTGGTAGTTCTTTGTTCATCCTCCTTGCAGGACTAGCGATGGGATTCTGGACTGGAACACCCAACTTTGAATATACTTATCTGATGGAGCAGGGATTCCCACCCAACTTCCAACTCTGGTGTTATGGTGCATTCCTGATTGCCTTCGGTGTGAAACTGCCGATTGTTCCATTCCACACTTGGTTACCTGATGCTCATGGAGAAGCAACAGCACCAGTACATATGCTGCTGGCAGGTATTCTACTCAAGATGGGTGGATATGCTCTTCTGCGATTCAACTGCCAACTTCTTCCAGAAGCACATAAGGTATTTGCACCAGCACTGATTATTATGGGTACTGTGAATATTATCTACGCAGCACTCACATCTTTCGCACAGAGAAATCTGAAACGGAAGATTGCCTATAGTTCAATCAGTCATATGGGATTTGTATTGATTGGTGTTGGTAGTTATAGTGCCCTTGGAACAAGTGGTGCGATGCTCCAGATGATCAGTCACGGATTGATTGGTGCTTCTCTGTTCTTCCTGGTGGGAGCAACATATGACCGAACTCACACCCTTCAACTGGATGAGATGGGTGGAGTTGGTAAGAGTATGAAGGTTATGTTTGCTCTTTGGGTGATGTGTTCCATGGCGTCACTTGCTCTGCCTGGTATGAGTGGATTCATTAGCGAACTGATGGTGTTTACTGGATTTGCTACTGATACTGTGTATGCTCTTCCATTCCGTGTTGTACTTTGTCTTGTATCTGCTATTGGTGTTATCCTCACTCCGATCTATTTGCTTTCAATGCTTCGGGAAATCTTCTACGGTAAACCGAATGCAGAACTGGTCGCTCATACTAACCTGGTGGATGCCGAACCCCGTGAGGTTTACATTGTGAGTGCTCTCCTGGTTCCCATCATTGTGATTGGATTGTATCCCAGGATTATGACGGATACATATAAGAGTTCAATTGATGCGTTGGTTGCTCGTGACAAGGCAGCATTAGTTCGCCCACAATTGGTTCGGACTTTTACCCCACCAACCGTCTAACCATGCTATAATGCTGGGAGGTGATATTCCGACATGTCCATTAAATTAGTCCTATTGAAGTCTGGTGAGCAACTCATTTCTGATGCCAAAGAACTTGTACAGGATGAGGTTGTTCACGGATACCTTCTAAATAAACCGCACAAGGTTGCCACACAAAAAGCACTCTTCTTGACTGAAGAGAATGAAGCACCTGATGACAACGTTGAGATTGTATTCTCTCCTTGGATCTTGTTGTCTTCTGATGATGACATCGTTGTTCCCAAAGATTGGGTTGTAACGATTGTGGAACCCTTGTCATCTGTATCTGAAATGTATCAGGAAAAAGTTAATGAGCAAAGCAGTTAAGTGTCTCCTCGTTGATGTAGATAATGTTCTCATCAGTGAGGTTGTTGAGGTTGACGCAGAACTTGGTGATCCAAACTGCAGACTGGTCAACCCATATCGTTTTCTTGGTGAAGGTAAATTTGAACCTTGGCCAAAAGCAACAAATCAAAGGGAACTGATGATTCGGTCAGAAGACATTCTGACTATCGCAGACCCTACCCCAGAAGTTGTTGAAGAGTATCTGAAACTTACAGAATGAGATTTTACACGAACGTCCAAATGGTCGGGGATCACTTCTTGGTCCGAGGTTATGAAAATGGTCGCCATTTCATGACTCGGGAGAAGTTTTACCCGACTCTTTTTGTCCCATCTAACAAGAAAACAAAGTACAAAACTCTTGAAGGTGAATATGTTGAATCTGTTGAACCTGGAACTGTTCGTGATTGTCGTGAGTTTATCAAGCGATATGATGGTGTAGATAACTTTAAAATCTACGGAAACGATAGATACATCTATCAGTATATTTCTGAGAAGTATCCTGAAGAAGAGATTAAGTTTGATACTACCAAAATTAAAATCTCCACAATTGATATTGAGGTCAAGTCTGAGAATGGATTCCCTGACGTTGAGTCTGCCGCTGAAGAAGTCTTGCTCATTACAGTACAGGACTACACTACCAAACAGATCCGCACCTGGGGTCAAGGACCTTTCAATAACAAACAGCAGAACGTCATCTATAAAGGTTTCTCCACTGAGTATGAACTCCTGAATGACTTCATCAACTGGTGGATGATTGAGGAGAATACTCCTGAAGTTTTGACTGGTTGGAACAGTGAACTGTATGATATGCCGTACCTGGTGCGACGTATTGACAGGATCCTGGGTGAGAAGTTGATGAAGCGTATCTCACCATGGGGTCTTGTCACTGAACGTGAGACCATGATCATGGGTCGTAAACACATTTCTTATGATGTTGGTGGTATTACGCAACTTGATTACCTAAATCTTTATAAGAAGTTTACTTACAAAGCGCAAGAATCCTATCGTTTGGATTATATTGCTAGTGTAGAACTTGGACAGAAGAAACTTGATCACTCTGAGTTTGATACGTTCAAGGACTTCTATACAAATGGATGGCAGAAGTTTGTAGAATACAACATTATTGACGTGGAACTTGTTGACCGTTTGGAAGACAAGATGAAACTGATTGAACTGGCAATCGTTATGGCGTATGACGCTAAAGCGAACTATGCTGATGTGTTCTCACAAGTCCGTATGTGGGATACAATTATCTACAACTATCTAAAGAAGAGGAATATTGTTATTCCTCCGATTGTACGTTCAGACAAAGACTCCAAGTACGCAGGTGCTTATGTCAAAGAACCGATTCCGGGAAAGTATGATTGGGTGGTTAGTTTTGACCTTAATAGTCTGTACCCTCACCTTATTATGCAGTACAATATTTCCCCAGAAACACTCCAAGATACCAGACATCCGTCAGTCACAGTTGATAAAATACTTAATGAGGAAATAAACTTTGAACTGTATAAGGATACTGCTGTTTGTGCTAACGGTTCAATGTATCGTAAGGATAAGCGTGGATTCCTTCCAGAGTTGATGGATAAGATCTACAAAGATCGCACCATCTACAAGAAAAAAATGTTGCAGGCAAAGCAAGATTATGAAAAGACCCCAACTAAGGCACTGGAAAAGGAAATTGCCAGATGTAACAACATTCAAATGGCGCGTAAGATTCAACTTAATAGTGCTTATGGTGCTATTGGTAATCAGTATTTCCGTTACTACAAACTTGCCAACGCCGAAGCAATCACCTTATCTGGACAAGTCTCCATCCGCTGGATTGAGAACCGAATGAACAAATACCTGAATAAGGTATTGAAAACTGAGGATGTAGATTATGTTATTGCTTCTGATACCGATTCCATTTATCTTAATATGGGTCCTTTGGTTGAAAGTGTATACAAGGGAAGAGAGAAAACTACTGAAGGCGTTGTCACGTTCCTTAATAAGGTGTGTGAGATGGAACTTGAAAAGTATATTGACCGTTGTTACCAAGAACTCGCGGACTACGTAAACGCTTACGATCAGAAGATGTTTATGAAGCGTGAGAACATCGCTGAACGTGGTATCTGGACTGCGAAGAAGCGATACATTCTCAACGTATGGGACAGTGAAGGTGTTCGTTATGAAGAACCCAAACTGAAGATGATGGGTATTGAGGCAGTCAAATCTTCTACTCCGGCACCATGTCGGACGATGATTAAAGAAGGTCTCAAACTGATGATGAATGGAACTGAAGAAGATGTGATTGACTTCATTGATAAGTGTCGTGTTGACTTCAAGAATCTTCCTCCTGAAGAAATTGCTTTCCCTCGTTCAGTGTCTGATGTTGTGAAGTATAAGTCTCATGCTGATATCTACTCTAAGGGAACTCCTATTCATTGCCGTGGTGCTCTCCTCTTTAATCACTATATCAAGGAGAAAAAACTCACCAATAAATATTCACTTATTAACAACGGCGAGAAAATTAAGTTTCTCTATCTGAAGAAACCTAATATCATTCAAGAGAATGTCATTTCGTTTATTCAGGACTTCCCTACAGAACTTGGTCTTGACAAGTATATTGACTATGACCTACAATTTGAAAAGAGTTTTGTGGAACCACTCAAATCCATTCTGGATGCTATCGGGTGGAACGTTGAAAAAACTGTAAACCTTGAATTATTTTTTGCGTAATGGACTTTCTTAAAGAAATTGTAAAAGAGATTGGTGATGACTACACAAAACTCGCA